CAACATATCCAGTGGTTTCGGCTGGTAAAGATACAAAAGTAATTATTACATCAACTGCAAATGGACTAGGTAATATCTACCATAAGTTATGGGAAGGTGCCGTTCAGCAAACAAATGAGTTTAAGCCGTTTAGGATTGACTGGTGGGATGTGCCAGGACGTGATGATGAATGGAAAAGACAAACAGTATCTAATACCTCTGAGCTTCAATTCGATCAAGAGTTTGGTAATAACTTTCATGGAACAGGTAACACATTAATTTCTGGTAATAAGCTTTTAGAAATGAAAGCAAAAGCACCTATCTATACACAGGATCAAACACTGAGTGTATATGAAAGGCCTGATAAGTCTAAAAATTATATGATGTTTGTGGATGTTGCGAAGGGAAGAGGTCAGGACTACTCTACTTTTAATTTAATCGATATCAGTGCCAAACCGTTTAAACAGGTTGCTGTTTATCGCGACAATACTATCTCGCCATTACTCTTCCCTGACATTATATATAAGTATGCAAAAACCTACAATGATGCATATGTTGTTATTGAGTCAAATGATCAGGGTTCAGTGGTTTGCAATGGTCTTTACTATGAATTAGAATACGAAAATGTTTTTGTTGAATCAATGGTAAAGAAAAATGCTGTTGGTGTAGAAATGACTCGTAAAGTTAAACGGATTGGTTGTTCTAATATTAAAGACTTAATTGAAAGAGACCAAATTGAAATTGTAGATGCCGAAACAATTATAGAATTTTCTACGTTTTGTGCAAAAGGATCTAGTTATGAAGCTAGTGATGGCAACCATGATGATCTTGTAATGAACTTTGTATTATTTGGTTGGTTTGTTTCTACTAATATGTTTAATGATATGACTGATATCAGTATCAAACAAATGATGTATAATGAGCAAATGAAACATATTGAAGATGAATTAGTACCATTCGGTATAGTAGATACCGGTATCCAAGAAAAAACAGAGGTAATTGATGGTGAAAGATGGGAAGTCGGTGAACCAACTGAGCTTTTCTAAATATCCATTTTTTATAAATAACTACGTGAACAACCGTATTATGATAATCTTTTAATGTTAACTAAGGGGAAATACACATGAGCTTCCAAGTCTCTCCAGGTGTGCGCGTACGTGAGATTGATCTCACCAACGTAGTTCCTGCTGTTTCTTCTTCAATCGGTGGTTTCGCGGGAGCATTCTCGTGGGGTCCAGTTGAAGAGGTACGTCAGGTAACTTCCGAGAAAAACTTGGCCGAAACGTTTGGTGTTCCAAGCCTCACTAATAACACATCTTATTTTACTGCAGCTGGTTTTCTCCAGTATGGTAATAACCTACAGACAGTAAGGTGTGAGACAGCGGGTCTTAAGAATGCTATTGCGGATGGTACTGGAACAGCAGTATTAATCAAAGGTCAAGATAACTACGACGCATCTTTTTCAGCCGGCCAGGCCAGCGTTGGTCCGTGGGCTGCCAAGTATCCAGGTACACTGGGTAATTCACTTAAAGTAGAAATTTGTGCGCCAGGGCATTATGCCACATGGACAAACGCAGCTAATTTCGATTCAGCTCCAGGTACAAGCCAATACGCAGAAAGTCAAGGCGTATCGGGTGCACTTGATGAACTACACATTCTTGTCATTGACGAGGGTGGACAATGGACAGGCACAGCCGGTTCAGTTCTAGAAAAGTTTGCTTTTGTATCTCAAGCATCAGATGCAAAACTTTCAAACGGTGAATCAAACTTCTATAAAGACGTTATCAATGCTAGATCTGCCTACATTTGGTGGATGGATCATGATTCAGTCCTTACAGATGCAGGTACAGCACTTAGCACTTCTGCTAGTGGCTTTGCATTTACAGGTTCAAGTACTGTAATTACCGATTCACTTACATTAGGTGTTGATGATAACACTTTAACTGCTTCTGCCATTCAAACAGGTTTTGACCTGATGGAAGATGGCGAAACACTAGATGTTAACATGCTAATTTGTCCTCCATTGGATAACTCATTAGCTAATGCTAACTCACCTTGTATTGCGGTTGCTAATGATCTCATTGCAATTGCTACAGCAAGAAAAGACTGTATCGCAGTCATTTCACCGCCAGTACAATTTACTTCTAATCCTGCAGGACAATCAATCACTGACGTTAACGGTGGTTCTGTTGCAGCTACAGCAGTAAATAACGTAGTGGCATTTGCCGATTACCTTACATCAAGTTCATATGGAACACTCGATTCTACAGCACTGAAAGTATACGATAAGTATAACGATGTGTTTATCGATATTCCTTCAAGTGGGCATGTTGCTGGTCTTATGGCAAACACTGACACCGTTGCAGATGCATGGTTCTCACCAGCAGGCTTTACACGTGGACAAATTTTAGGCGTAACTCGCGTATCATTTAATCCTAAGAAAGCTGAACGTGATACACTATACAAAGCAAGGGTTAATCCTATTGTTTCTTTCCCAGGCGAAGGTACCGTTCTTTTCGGTGATAAGACACTCTTATCTCGTCCTTCTGCTTTTGATCGAATCAATGTACGTAGGCTATTCATGGTATTGGAAAAGGCAGTTGCTACTGCTTCTAAATTCCAACTCTTTGAATTCAACGATGAATTTACACGGGCCCAGTTCCGTAATCTAGTTGAGCCGTTCTTAAGGGAGGTCAAAGGTCGCAGGGGTATTACAGACTTTAAGGTAGTCTGTGATGAAACAAACAACACTGGTCAAGTAATTGATGCTAATGAGTTTGTTTGTGACATCTACATTAAGCCTGCCCGTTCTATTAACTTTATCACATTGAACTTCATCGCCACACGTACTGGTGTTGATTTCGATGAGATTGCAGGTTAGGAGGATAAACAATGGCAATTTTAGGCGTAGATGATTTCAAATCCAAACTTGTAGGTGGTGGAGCACGTGCTAACCTCTTCAAGGCAACCATTAACTTTCCCGGTTACGCAAATGGCGATGTAGAACTTACCTCGTTTATGTGTAAAGCAGCAGCTCTTCCAGCTTCTATCGTTGCACCGATTGTAGTTCCATTTAGAGGACGTCAACTGCAAATTGCAGGTGATCGTACCTTTGAACCTTGGACTGTTACAATTATTAACGATTCGAATATGGAAGTGCGTAATGCATTTGAACGCTGGATGAATGGTATCAATGAGCATAACAATAATACTGGTTTGACTAATCCATTGGATTACCAGGCCGATATGGTAGTAGAACAGCTTAATAAAGCTGGTGTTGCAACCAAGCGTTATGACTTACGTGGTCTATTCCCAACTAATATCTCTCAAATCGAACTTTCATACGACACTGAAAATGCGATTGAAGAGTTTACTGTTGAGCTCCAAGTTCAGTACTGGGAGTCCGGAACCACTACTTAGTAGTGTTATAAATAGTACTAGAGGCGGTCAAGCATCGCCTCTAGTTAACTAGTTAGGGAAATATTATGGCAGAATTATTCGGCTTTGAAATAAAAAGAAAAGACCAAGAGAAAGAAGATGCAAAGAAGGTTTCCTTTGTTGCACCTGAATCTGATGATGGTCTAGGTTATGTTGTAAATGCCGGTGGTCACTTTGGTCAATACGTTGACATGGAAGGTGATAAGGCTAAGACAGACCAACAACAAATTATCAAGTATAGAAACTTGGCAATGCAGCCAGAATGTGATGCTGCGATTGAAGATATTGTTAATGAATCTATTGTGGCCGATGATGATTCAGCACCCGTATCCTTAAAGATGGATGACTTAGATCAGTCAGATAAGATCAAAAAATTAATTACCGAAGAATTCCAAACAGTGATTGAGCTGTTAAATATGAATTGGCAAGGACACGATATCTTCCGCAGATGGTATATCGATGGCCGGCTTTATTTTCATAAAATTATCGATGAGAAAAACCCAAAGGCGGGTATCATTGAACTAAGAAATGTAGACCCAATTAAGATTCGTAAGATTCGTGAAGTAAAAGAAGATAAGGATCCATTGACTGGTACTAAAATGATTAAAGGTGTGAAAGAGTATTACCTTTATCAAAACAATTCG